CATAAATCGATTAGGGATGATCTCAGATCATGGGGGGGATGATCCTAGATCAGGGGGGGGGATGATCCTAGATCAGGGGGGGGATGATCTCAGATCATCCGAAGTAGATACACTGAACAGATACACTAGAACAGATACAGAGAACAATAAAAAAACTATACAAAAAAATAAAAAAGACGAAAAGAAAAAAGCATTAACCGAAATGATAAATATTAAGTTTGAAATTTTTTGGGATTTATATCCGCGCCAGCAAGACAGGAAAGATGCGTTGAAAAAATTTACTACCATCGTAGGTAAAAAAATGAGCATAGCAGACGAGATAATTGAGGGGACTAAGCAGCACGCAACATTGTGGAAAACAAAAAACACAGAGACTGAATACATACCAAAGCCTGCAAAATTTTTGAGCAAAGGATCTTACGAAGACGACTTGAGTAAACAAAATACAACAATATGGGATAAATATTTATGAAACTACAGCCAGCAAAATCACAAGCAGAAATTTTCCGTAAAATTTTTGTCTATCACAATATTGACGAGAATGAAATTGCATTACAATTCTGGACAGATGACCTGTTCAAATACAATGCAGAAATAATAACGGCAGCTTGGAACGAATGGCGCATGAACGAAAAAATAAAACCAAAATCATTTGATATCGCTAAAATTGCAAAACGTTTACAATACATCGAAGATTCAAAAAAACTTGGGAATCAAATCAAGCCTAAGCGTGATTCGGATTTTGTCAAAGGGCGTAGCGTGATAGAAGATGAGATGCGAAGACAGCAAGAACTGGCGTTGAAAAAAAATCCCTATTTGCTCGAGCAGATAAGGGAAACGAAAAGCGTTTACGAAAAAATATCACTTTGCGCGCTCGCTCAAAATATACCTATGAGCAAAATTAACTCAATCTTAGCTCCTTTGTTTAGACGCTGGAAACAAAATGAACAAAAAGAATCGCAAAAATGTGAAGAAGTTAAAAACGCAGATGAAGTTACTGCTCATAATCACACTAAACAAAATCCTAATGGGGTACAGTCTATTTTAAATGAAAAGATGAGCGAACTTCATGGTTACTTCAAGATTAGCTAAAATATGCCTTAAATTGCGTTTAAATATATAGTTATAAAATAGGTAATAAAATGAAGAAGATTAAGAAGAGCAAATTGCTTCTGTCGGTTGATAAAATTATTGATAATTATCAAATAAAAACGATATCATTGACGCTTGCTCAGTACACGGATTTATGTGATGAATTATACCCGTTTTGTAAAGATGAGCACTTGAAAAACAAAGAGTTTGTGTATAAAAATCGAGTGATAAAGATTTGGAATGATGATAAAAAGGGCGCCTAATATTTTAGACATTTTTAGACATTTTTAGACATTCTGAGAGTTTAATATGAAACATATTGAAGACCAAAATCAAATCGCGCTTATAAAATGGGCGTCTTATCATCCGCACATTTTTAACTCGTTATTTCACATAGCGAACCAAGGGAAAATGAATGTAATAACCGGCGCGAAATTGAAAAAAATGGGCAGAAAAGCAGGAGTGTGGGATTTGTTTTTAGCTATACCTGCATCAAATTTTCACGGTCTGTTTATCGAGATGAAAACGGAAAAGGGGCGATTGACAAAAGAACAAATTACGTTTAGAGAAAATATTGAGCCGAGCGGCTATTGTTTTTTTATAGCTGATAATTGGGAAAAGGCGAAAGATTTTATTTTGAAATATTTGAGTAATCAGTTATAATAATTATGTGTTTAGGGTAGCTATGCGCTGCGTGTTTTTTTAGCTTGCACGCGGCAATTAGCTGTACTAAACGCTTTTATAAAGCACTCTTAAATACTTTTAAGCTCCCTCTTTTAATTATGAAAGAGTGTTTTTATTTAGAAAAGCATGCTTATTTAGTTTTAATTTTCTTAAGTGACCTCATTTTTGAGCTGGTCGCGATCGATTGTGAATCGACAACATACAGGTCAGACGGCTCAGGTGAGTCAAAAGGTTTAATAATTTCTTCTCTATCTACAAGCAAAGCTGAACCGCAATTCGAATTTATTCGGTAATGCTCGCGCTCATTAGTATAAAAAACTATTGACTCAATAATGCCAACATGCGTCCAAAAATTGTGACTAAAATAAACTTTTTCTCAAACGTTATATTTTGTTTCAATTTTCATTTTTTACACTTTATTTTTTTTTCTAATTTATTAATCTTAGTTTCCCAATTTAGCTTACTTTTATCTTTTATTGAATTTAACTTTTCAATTAAAAAATCAGGATCATCTTTTAGGAGCTTAGTTTCAATTGCGTATAACAAAGCTGTTTCAGTGTCAATGATTTGTGTATTTAGATCATCAATGTGATGATTAAGACCCTCTTCTACATACGCTGACACATATGCAGCGCAATCCGGATTTTTCTTTATATAATTTTTAACGTGCTCTAAAAATTCGATGTGTTTTAAGTTCATTTTATTCTCCGATTTTATTAATTTCTTGCGAGTGTTTATATTCGTCAATTGCTGTTTGTTGGATGTCAAGACGACACTTCTCGCAATTATTAACGCTAATGATTAGACAGTCATAACTATTCTTATAATCGTAAGACTCGATTTCAATGTCTTCATTGCATTCGTTGCACTGTGCGATGATTTCTATTGATATACCCATTTTTATTCTCAAATTTTATAGTTTAAAGTATTTTTCAATTCGTCCAAAATCACATCAACTTTTCGCAATTCGTCCGTTTTTTCTAATTTAAAAAATCGCGTATGACTGCAATAATCCCGTATGATTTTTTGGGTTTTATTTATTTCTTGTTCTAGTTCGTTTGAGTTTTGTGCGCTCATATCATTCTCCACTTTATATGTGTAATGAACTTATTAAGAAAAAGCTTAAATAGATTACGCTAATTGTCACAGCGAGGTAAATTGCGTCTTTCATTTTATTCTCCGATGTTTTATTTTTTCATTAAATATTTAGCGTTAAAGCGTGCGGCTTTACCTAAAAGATACTATTTATTTACCATGTAAATTGCCTTTTTATTATGTCCAAAGGATCCTCAGTCGTATGAATTAATCTCAAAATGCTCAGAAATGTATATCTTAAGATAGTTTCATCAATTTTTATTTCAAACAAAACATCATCCAAGTCGTTTAAAAATTTAAGTATAACAATCTTCTTATTACTCGATTTTGTCACTCTTAAATTGATAGATTCACGTGTTGAACCAATTGTATTTGTTAATGAATAGTCAGCTGTTCTCAGTCTCGTCATTTTTCTATCTCCGATTTTGTTTTTATTTTTTAAATTTTTTAGCATGTTTCTCTGTCTAGTAAAATGTGCGTGTCTTTATCATCAAATTCTTTTGTTAAATCATAAACATCTTTAAAAGAGAGCTGTTTACCCACTTTATTTTAAAGCATTCAGAAGTTAAGCAGTGATTTGTCGTAACAGAAAATTTAGTGTTTTCAAATTTGCTTTTTAAGATATTTTTTAATAGTTTTGATGTTAATTGTGTGCTCATTTTTATATCTCCAATTTTTGTTTTTAGTAGAGCGTTTAATCACTCTATAACTATACAATATCACAAATATCCGCAAAGTCAACAAAGATATTAAAATAAATTAAAAATAATTGACATTATTTTTGCTGCGTATATAATAATCAACAATGGATTAAATAAACGAATGGACGCTAAAATATTATCATTTAGGTGTTGTATGAAACTAAAAACTATTTTTTTATTATCCTTTTTATCAATAAGTGTATCAGCCGCACACGCTGATAAAAATATCACAACGTATCATGCTGGAAAGTTAAATGATGGCTTAACAAAATATTGTGATTCCGAAATTAACATAAGTGGCACTTTTCAAAAATATTTGGGCGGCCACACAATAAAAATGATTAAATTTGACGGCGTAGCAATGAATATCCTTGCGACAGCGACAAATCATACAGATAGTCAATATATTTATAATTTACAATTGCCTACCCAAAAAATAGGCAATATGAACGCTGAAATAAAATCTGTTATTTTGAGATACGACTATATTTTAAACAAAATGACTATGACAATCTATTTAACGCTCCCAGATGCGCCGCCTTTTGCTCAACAGTGCGAATACGTAAATCAATAAATTTTAATTAAACACAGATAACTAAACGATAGTAATTTATCGTTTAGTTGTTTTAATATTTTGTGATATTATTAAATTTCGTTCAATTTTTACTAAAAAGATAACATGATAAAGTTGGGAAAAATATGAAAAACAACTATAATCCTGATTGGGGAAAAATAGACGCGCTTTTAAAAGCGAATTGTTCAGGAATTGAAATAGCTAATTATTTAGGAATCCATAAAGATACTATTTATCGCGCGTGTGTGCGCGAAAAGGGAATGAAGTGGGAAGATTATTCGCGCAGCAAAAAAGCGGTCGGGAAAGCCATGATTCGGGTTAAGAAATTTGACTTGTGTATGGATGGCGACAAGACAATGCTCATATGGGAAAGCAAGCAACGGCTTGGTGAGACGGATAAATCATATACAGAAACTCACGCTCAAATCACGCAAGTAATACCCGACAATATTTCAGAATGTGATGCTCAATCTGCCGCAATGATATATGAACAACTGTTAAATTTTAAACAAAAAGAAGAAGATGATAATGACGGAGGCGAGAAATCGGCTGATGAAGAGTAACATATTAAGAAAATTAAGAGAGCGATTTAATTCTGACAAAGTTAGCGATGCACAGAGCGATAATAAAATTGATTTTGGAAATTTAAAAGAAGGAGCTTTTACTGCGCAAGCTGAGAGAGCTGACATGGGCGTACAAGAGTTTGCTAATCACGTTTTAAGTCACGAAGATGATTTTACAAGTACGACAATTAAAAGAGCTAACTTTGCACGCAATGCAAAGAAATTTAATGATTAATTATGATGATAAATATCAAAATAAAAATCAAGCACGTAAATTCTTTTAATTAAAAAAAATCGAACTAATTTTAATAGTTTTTTTGCGGGAACATCTCGCATATCGTACAACCCTGTCGGCGTTAGAGTAAGTAGATGCGTTCTGAATTGCTCAAGCAGTCCTGATTTAAAACTGCACGACATTGATTTGTGCGTATAGTTATTATTTAAGACAAAAGGGTAATATTTGCCATTTTTCTTTTTGATATAAATCGGGACGCGAATGTGTATCATAGTGACGCAAGTATGTTAAAAAATTAATTATAACGGAATTTTAACATTTTATGATAGATTTTGACTTTAAAAATCCAGATTATGCGCAAGTTTTTTGCAATAGAGCAAGAATGCTGTCAAATTTGCGTGCAAACCCTGATTTTCTTTATCAAATAAAGTTGCACTATAAAAACAATATAGCACAATTTATAAGCGACTGGGGTATGACGCTTGACCCAAGAAACGCAAACAATGGATTGCCTTCAAAAATCCCATTTATTTTATTTGACAGACAAAAAGAGCTAATTGACGAGATAATATACTGCTGGAAAAACAACAAAAATTTGATTGTTGAAAAATCGCGCGACATGGGGGTGAGCTGGGTGTGCATTGCTACGTTTTGTAGCCTTGCGTTATTTAATAATAATATAATTTTTGGTTTTGGCTCTCGAAAACAAGAATATGTTGATAAAATTGGTGACCAAAAATCTATTTTTGAACGCTCTCGATTTTTTCTTGAAAATCTTCCCGTTGAGTTGCGCGGCGGATTTGATAGAAATACGTGCAGCAAGTTGTTGCTAATTCACATACCGGCTACTGGTTCAAAAATAACAGGCGAGGCAGGGGATAATATCGGGCGTGGCGACAGAACGAGCGCATATTGTATAGACGAGGCTGCGCACATTGAGCGTCCGCATTTAATCGAGGCAAGCTTATCTAACACAACGAATTGCAGGATTGACGTATCAACGCCAAAAGGGATGGGAAACCCATTTGCAGAAAAAAGGCACTCAGGAAAAGTACGCGTTTTTACAGTCAACTGGCGAGACGACCCAAGAAAATCACAAGAGTGGTACGAGGAAATTAAAAAAAACCTTGACCCTGTTACGCTTGCTCAAGAGGTCGACTTAGATTATTCAGCGTCTGTGGAGGGTGTATTGATTCCGAGCGCGTGGGTAAATGCCGCTGTTGATTCGCATATAAAACTAGGATTTGAAATCAGCGGTCCAGAACGCGCAGGTTTTGATTTGGCTGATGAGGGCAAGGATTTAAACGCTATAGCAATCAGAAAAGGAATACAAATAATTTACGTAGACGAGTGGAGCGGCAAAGGGAGTGATATTTTTTATACGGTCGAACGCGCAATTGACGAATCAAAAAGAAATAATTGTTTTCACATAAATTACGATTGCGAAGGATTGGGGACAGGTGTTCGTGGAGATGAGCGCGTAGCACAAAAAGACACAAAGTTGGCTGAAAGAGTAAGATTTTATCCCTTCAGAAGCTCTGGAGGTATAATGAATCCCAAGAAAAAGGAATTTGATGATAAAAACGCCAATAAAGATTTATTCGCAAATTTAAAGGCTCAGGTTTGGTGGGGACTGCGAATGCGGTTCCAGAAAACATATCGCGCAGTGACTGAGTGCGCAGACTATGACAAAGACGAGTTAATATCCATTAATTCAAAGATGCCGAATTTAAACAAACTTATTATTGAGTTATCTCAACCTACATATTCAAAAAATGGCGCATCAAAAATAGTAATAGACAAAGCACCTAATGAATCAAAGTCGCCGAATTTAGCAGACGCTGTTATGATGTGCTATTATAATACGCCCAAAATAGAATTTAACTCCAAATTACTGAGTATGATAAATTGATGAACATTTTTAACAGAAAAAGCACGGGAAAAAAAGAGCCTGAAATAAACAAGTCTTTAAATAATGTAAACGTGGGAATGCTCATAGATGAGTTAAATAAAATTTTAGATAAAGGGCGAGATGTTAAAAATCCAGACTGGCCAATAAAGCCTCCTGAAATTTTAAACGGAGTCGTGCCAAAAGGTAAAAGCGCGCCGGTTCTTGCGTTGGATAATGCGTGTTATACAGGAAATACGTTTGATACTGTTAGTTTGGGCATCGGTGGGTTCGTTGGGTTCCCAGGATTTAATCAGCTTGCAATGTTAACGACTCGTCCAGAGTATAGGCAATTCGCGGATGTGAACGCTACAGAGTTAACGCGCGAATGGATTGATATAAGCAGTTCTACAACTAAAAATAAAAAAATAGAAGAAAAAATAAAAATAATCGAAGAGAAGCTTCTTGAACTGGATATAAGAAGCGTTATCAGACTCGCGGCCGAACATGTTGATTTTTATGGCCGCGCACAATTGTTGATAAAAATTGAGGGGCAAAAATTAGATACACCATTAATTTTATCAAGTAAAACAATTCCAAAAAATTCCATAGAGCGCGTGACGGCAGTAGAACCATTTTGGTCAACCCCCTCTTATTATAACGCAACAGACCCTAGTGATAAATATTTTTACAACCCTCCATCTTGGTGGGTTTTGGGTCAGGAAGTGCATAATACAAGATTGTTAAACGTTATAACAAGAAAACTACCTGATATTATAAAACCCGCTTTTAATTTTGCGGGCATTAGCTTGTCGCAGCTCGCGTTCCCATACGTTGACAATTGGTTAAGAACACGCCAAGCAGTTGCTGATTTACTGAATAATTTTAGCGTTTTAGCATTAAAGACTAATTTAGAATCCATTTTGCAAGGGAATATGGTTGAGGCTCAAGGCCTTCTTAATCGAGCAGACTTTTTTACAAAATATCGATCAAATAAAGGGCTGATGTTGATTGATAAAGAGAGCGAGGAGCTAACACAAATAGCTGTGCCACTTGCTGGATTATCTGATTTACAAGCTCAAGCGCAAGAGCATTTGTGTACTGTATCCGGTATACCTGCAGTTAAACTTTTAGGAGTAAGCCCAGCGGGCTTTAATGCGACAGCAGACGGCGAAATAAGGGCATTTTATGATAAAAAATCAGCAGAGCAAGAGGCCTTTTGGCGACCTGCGATAAAAAAGATTATCGATATTATAATGATTTCGGAATTCCGCGAGATTGACCCAGAGATTCATTTTACGTTTAATCCGCTTTGGCAAATGGATAAAAAAGAAGACGCTGATATCCGCGAGTCTACTGCTCGAAGAAATTCTATTTACATTAATGATGGCGTGTTTAGCTCGGAAGAAATACGAAACGCACTTGCAAATGATATTGAATCGGGTTATGACGGAATTTCAGAAAAATTGGAAGATAGTTTTGATTTATTAGAAAGCGAAGAATCAGGCGAAATGCCGCAAGTTGAAAGCGGAAGGGAATAATGGACAATAATAAGGACGTTACAATAAAGCCTGTGCGAGCGAACATGGGCATACGCGATGATTACGCAAAAAGCTTGCATTATGAAGCGTTTAAAATGAACAAGGATACACAGGCCCGCCTTATAGAGGCATACAAAAGTTTGCCAGAATATGGTCACCAAGAAACGAGCGCAAGGCAGCAATCTGATGATAAAAAATATTGGTCTATCGCACTACTTATACTGTTAGGCAAGCTATCAGAAGAGTGGAGCAATGAATTTGAATCGTTTGCGTCAAAAAAGGCGCAAGATGTTGTTTTTCAAATCCAAGAACATACAAATAGAACGATTGCGAACAAATTAAAAGCAAAGAATATCCGTTTTGATTTTGTGGGGAAAGCTGAGTTAAACGAAAATACAAAAGTATTAATTTCAGAAAATGTAAAACTCATAAAATCAATACAGGAAAAATACTTTGCTAACGTGCAAAGTTTGTTAACAGAGGCGATAGTTAATGATAAAAATTCAAGCTGGCTCACCAAGAAGATGCAAGAAAATTACGGAATTACACGAAGACGCGCAAAAATGATTGCACGAGACCAAATCACAAAAATAAACGCAGCAACAGTTTTAGCTAAACAAAATGAGCTAGGAATAAAAGAGGCAATTTGGAGGCATACAAACAGGGCAAAAGTGCCGAGGCCAAAGCATGTGGCTGCGTCAGGAGAAAAGTACCGTATAGATAAAGGAATGTTAATTGAAGGCGAATACATCTATCCGGGACAAAAAATAAACTGCATGTGCGTAAGTGAATGGGTCATCCCAAAATTATAGTATGTAAAAATCAAATATAACCTCATAAATAATTTTACCTTTGCGGTATCTTTGTGTTAACATTTAAAAAACCCATCATTTTGACTAAAAAGTGACAATATACGCTTACGATAAATCAGACCGAGTCATAGACATGGACGGTCGATTGCATTTAGAGAAAAGCAGGATTTCCAAAGAGGCTGTAAATCCGTATTATGGATATGAAATTCCGAACCATGAAAGATTGGGCCTTGATGAAAACAAGATTTATAAAATGTATCGTCCCGCATCTGAGCTCGAAAAAGCGGCGAAAACATTTAACAGAATTCAAATATTGAAACGGCATGAGCCTGTTTTCTCATCCGACAGCAAAAAAGATTTAATTATTGGCACAACGGGTTCGGAAGCACGTTTTGAAAGTCCCTACCTTGTAAACTCATTATCTTTTTGGGATGATGAGGGAATAGGAAGCATAGAAGCGGCAGACAACGGATTGGGTGGTGCTAAGCAATTGTCTGCTGGTTACGCATATACGCCGGTCATGCAAAGCGGCGAATTTGACGGACAACAATATGACGGAATTATGACCAACATAATCGGAAATCATATTGCCTTAGTAGAGTCAGGGCGAGCAGGTTCAGACGTAAAAGTAGCCGACAATAATATTTTTAATGATAAAAGTGGAGTGATACACAGCATGAATGAAGAAGCAGAGCAAAAGAAAGAGCACGCGATAGAAGAAGTTGAAGAACTTGCAAAACTAGCGACTGATGCAGGAGAAGCGGATGTAGTGCATCTACTGAAAATGAAAGGCTTGGATGATGAGGAAATCGCGCATATTGTGCGAATTCTTAAAGAAGATAAAACGTCAAAAGACGAAGAAGTAAAACATTGCGTCATTGAAGATGAAGACAAAGACGAAAAAAGAGACGTTGAAAAAGATGACAGAGAGGAAAAAGACGTAAAAAAAGCGTTAGATAGTTTTGAAAAAAGATTACGCGCTGAATTTAGAGAATTAGAAAAAGCAAAAGATGTTGTTCGCCCTCTTGTTGATAATATCAGAAACGTTGACAAGGCCGAGGAAGTGTATCGACTCGCTCTTGATTCTCAAAGCATTAAGCATTCAGATATCAAAGAATTATCAGCTTTAGAAGCACTGTGTAAATTAGCAATAAAGTCCAACGCTGTTCCTGAAAAAATCTATAATTCGGCTTTAGGAATGGATGAAGACAAGATTGCAGAGTTACTTCCTTTTACTAAACGTATTAAGATTCAATAATAGAGGATATAAAAATGGGCTTTCAAACAGTTATAAACAGACAACAAGCACCAGCTACAAATGGCGATATTGCATCTACAAATGTAGTAACTTCTGCGATGTCTCCGGAAGCTGGCTTTATTGCGGGGACCGATGGATTAATCATTGCGCGTTTTGCGTGGATTGACCCATCTGACTTAACACAAAGAGAATTGATTAATAACAGTTCCCTTGCAACAGATGTTAAGCCTGTCGGATTTATTGCTCGAAGTATGCAGGGTACTGAAACTGTATTTCTTGCGCAATTCGGCAATACAATCCCAGAAGGTTATATGGCTAACGCTTATCTTAAGGGCGATTATTACGTTGAAGTAACAGTGGACGCAGCAGTTAGAGGACAAAAAGCATTTGCAAATCTTCTTGACGGTACGATGAGACCAGGCAATGAAGGTTCCACGATTGCAGGATTTATTGAAACTGATTATACGATTAGTTTAGATGCCGCTGTTGGCGAATTAACAATTATTTCACTTTAAAACAGGTTTTATTATGACAAACATAAACTACGAATTAAAAGAAGCGTTAAATAGAGTCGGCGTATATTTTGATGAACATAAATATAACGCTTTAACATCGGCAGTTAAAAAATCAATTGCAATGGATGCTCAGCCAGCTCTTGGAACATCTCCTAACTCTTCTATTCCATCTTTTTTAACTAATTATTTTGACCCAAAAGTTATTGATTTTTTGTTTTCGCCGCTTCGTGGTGCAGATGTTGCCGGACAAGAGTCAATTAAAGGTGACTGGACGCAAAATGTTATTACATTTAATGTGTTAGAATTCACGGGTTCTGTCGCTTCCTATGATGATTTTAGTAACAACGGCGTCTCAAAAGCAAACACTAACTTTCCGTCTCGACAGCCTTTTCTTTATCAAACCAATATTCGATGGGGCGAATTAGAAGCGGCACGAATGGCGCTGACTCGCATTGATTGGATTGCTCAGCAACAACGAAGCACGATGAATACGCTTAATCGTTATCAAAACTTAACGTACTTTTTCGGAGTTGATGGCCTTGTTAACTACGGACTTTTGAATGATCCTGCGCTGCCTGCTGCAATCCCACCAATTGGCGGCCTTGCTTGGAGCGACCCCTCTGCTGATGGTCAAAAAATTTATAATGACTTATTAAATCTTGCAACTGATTTAATCACTCGTTCAAACGGTATTGTTACATCAATGAGCAAGATGACACTTGCAATGTCTCCTTATGCAAGCTCATACATCAAAAAGACAACTACCTTCATGGCGGTTACTGCAGAGGAGCTGTTTAAACAACAATTCCCTAATGTTCGATTTGTTGTGGCACCTGAACTTGATACTGTTGCAGGTCAAACTCTTCGATTAAAAGCGGATGCGGATGATGGCACGTTGACCGAAGAAGTTGCATACAATTTAAAATTAAGAACCTTTCCTGTCTTTCCTAATTTGTCAAACTATATGCAGAAATACGCTCAAGGCACTGTAGGTAATTTGTTGTATCGCCCTGTGTTAGTATCAAGAATGGTGGGAATTTAATTATGGCAAAGTTAACGAAATCAACTGTTTTTGTTGGGTGCTTATTACCGTCTGGTATAGATTTCCCAATTCAAGACACCAAAGAACAAACCGTTTTTAGTAAAAAAAGATTGAGATTGAAGGGTACGAATGAAGACGATGAGTTTGACATTATATTTCGTGGCGTTCCAAAATCAGAAAGAACGCCAATCCTTCAAAGGCATCATGTCGGAATCACAGAAGTGGATAGCAAACTCTGGGATAAAGTTAAATATCTTTACGGTGAAAACTACGCCCTTTTCAATAATGGCGTTATTTTTGAGGCTGATTCAAAAAAAGAACTGTTGGCAAAATTTAAAGATTTACAAACTAAGAAGGGTTTGTTAACTGGTTTTGAACCAATGAGTAAGCCACTTGATGAAAAAGGAAGTATAGAAAACCTAACTCAAGAGCGATATACAACTGAGCGATTAATCGTAAATTTATAATGGCAATAGTAGTATTTGTACCAGCTCAGTTTAAATTGGTTTATCCTGAGTTTGCAGATGTTCCAGATGTTCAGCTTGAGTATTATTTTTCTCAAGCTGAAATTTATCTTGATAATACAAATGCAAGTCCTGTTCCAAATGTAAATACTAGAAAAATATTGTTATGGATGTTAACTGCTCATATAGCGCAACTAGCGGGCGTACTTGAAGATATCAATGGCGGAAGCTCTGGTCTTCAACCTGTTGGCAGAGTAAGTTCAGCAACCGAAGGGACTGTATCAGTTGGTTTTGAGTATAAAGTTCCAGGAACTGCGAGCTGGTACGCACAAACGCAATATGGCGCAGCTTATTGGGAGGCGACTTCATCAGTTCGGACAATACACTACTTAGCTCGTCCAACGATTTATTAATATGCTAAAAGAAACGGGGTTTTACAAACAACTAAAATTGATTTATGAACAGCAATCAAAATCAGTTGAAGTTGGGTTTTATGAGGATGCGCCGAAATATGATGACGGCGAATCAGTAACTAATGTTGCGTTTCATAACGAATATGGCGGTATAGGTGAGTTATCCGATGGGCCAATTGCTATACCTCCAAGACCGTTTATGTCGAAATCATTTAGTGAAAGTAAAGGTATACTAAACGCATCATTTAATGAAAATAAAACAGACATTGTGAAAGCTCTAAAAGAAACGGGCGAGAAAGTACAATCTGTTATAAGGAAAAATATTTTAGATTGGTCTACTCCTCCAAATTCTCAAAGGACAATAGCTTATAAAGGGTTTAATAATCCTTTATACCATACTGGGAATATGGTTAATTCAGTAAGATACAAAATAGCTGGGAAAGATGAATCTTAGAACAATAGCAAACAGTAAAATACAGGGAATAAATAAAGACTTAAATATATTTCTTAGAATTTCAGACGGATATACGCAAGGAAATGGCGCGAGGCAAATACCGCTCTATTTACCAGACGTTGAAATAAAAGGACAACTCCAAGCAGCGGATGAAGAGTTTTTGAAGCAGCAAGACGGGCTTAATTTAGAATCAGTATACAGAAATTTATACATAAGCGGAAATCTTGATGGCGTGGTAAGAAGCAGAATAAAGGGCGGTGATTTAGTAATTATATCAAATGAAGAATGGTTAATTGTAAAAGTTTTAGAGCATTGGTCTGACTGGGTTAAGGTTTTAATATGTTTACAGTCTCAATAACGGTTGATGACGTAATAGACTCAGTAGCAGCTTATTTAGAGCCATTTGTTAACGGAGTAAAAATAGTTAGAGCGCAAACAAATAGAGTGCCTTCGCCGCTCGGGCAATTCATAACGCTAAATGAAATTAGCCAGAAAGAAATAGAGACGCCAGCTTTAATTAATGACCCGGATAATGGAATAATTACTATCATTAATTTAACTGAAATAGTTATACAGATAGATTTTTACGGTAATAATGGTGGCGATTATGCTCGAGCTTTTTTATCAGCGATTAGAAGTGTGTATGGTTTTGATAATTTTCCTGAAGGGATAAAGCCACTTTATTGTGACGACATACAGCAAATGGGATTTATTTTAGATAATCGGCAATATGCGCAGCGTTGGACGATACGTTTTCATTTAGCGTACAACCCTATCGTAACGTTGCCACAAGAGTACGCAAGTGAGTTCAATTTGAATTTATTTGTAAATGTAGATACAGAAATTGAGTAGGTAAAAAATGACAATACCAGCATCGAATATAGTTAATGTCGTTTCAGATGTGCTAGGAAACGCAGGGAATGCGCCCGTTTTAAACGGCGTATTTATGAGTCAAAACGCTTTAGTGCCGCATAATAGTGTATTAACGTTTACAACGGCTGAGTCAGTCGGCCAATATTTCGGCGTATCGAGCCAAGAATACGATTTGGCAAATAGAATTTATTTTAACGGTTATCAAGGTTCAATTTTGAGACCGGGTGCTTTATTGATTGCTAATTATAATACAACGCCCAAACCTGCTTTTTTGCAATCTGCGCCTTTAAATATCCCATTGATTGAGTTGCAGGCGTTTTCAGGTGAGTTTGATATTATTGTTAATGGACTTGTTGTAAACAGTGGAGCAGTTGACTTAGCTCCGGCATTAAGCTTTAGTGATGCTGCGACAATTATAGAAACAGCACTTGGAGCAACTGTAACGGTCGCGTGGAATTCTGAAAATAAAACATTTAGAATACAGACAGTGGCGACTGGTGACGCAGCGTCTTTATCGTATGCAACAGATGTTGCGCCAAGCCCACTTGCTGAAGAATTAAATTTAACTGTGACATCAGGCGCGATTGTATCAGATGGCGGCGATGTTGATACACCTGAATCCGCTGTTACTCGATTAGCGTTAGAGACAACTGCATGGTTTTCATTGGTTACATTATGGGAGCCTACTCAGCAAAATAAAATTGACTTTTCAACAGCCATTAGTGAATTGAGCAAATATTCTTATATTTGCTGGGACACTAATCAGGACTATTTAAACGCTGACTCACAAACTTGTACCGCTTTCTTGATTAAAGAACTAGAAAACAATAATACTTTTATGATAGGTGGCGATTCTAGTTTTATTACATCACAAAATTATAATATAACAGACGCAACAAGAGACTTGGCAGTATTTGAGCAGGCATTCGTTGCGTCTGTTGATTTTCAATTGACAAACGGAAGAGCTACAGCAGCGTTTAGAAGGCAATCAGGATTGACTCCAACAATCGGAAGTAAAACGACCGCTGATAACCTAGAGGGTAATGGATATAATTTCTACGGAAGTTATGCAAATGCAACAAATCAATGGACGTTTTTATATAACTGACAATTGTCAGGTA